CAGGTCCGGGCCGCTCAGGTCCGCGCAGCTCAGGTTCGAGCCGCTCAGGTTCGAGCCGCGCAGGTTCGAGCCGCGCAGGTTCGAGCCGCTCAGGTCCGAGCAGCTCAGGTCCGAGCTGCTCAGGTTCGAGTCGCGCAGGTTCGAGCCGCGCAGGTCCGAGCCGCGCAGGTCCGAGCCGCTCAGGTCCGAGCCGCGCAGGTTCGAGCCGCGCAGGTTCGAGCCGCGCAGGTTCGAGCCGCTCAGGTCCGAGCCGCGCAGGTTCGAGCCGCGCAGGTTCGAGCCGCGCAGGTTCGAGCCGCGCAGGTCCGGCGCCCATCCCTTTGCCCGCGCTTCGGCCACGATTTTCAAAACCTCGTCTCTTGTCATTGCATCACCTCTTGAGATAGTTTGGATATCCGATCCTCGTTATGGATCAGCGTTAGGGCATTGCTGTGATACCACACTCGCGAGTAGAGCACCTCTAGGTTGGCGAGGGCTGCGAGGCGACGGAGCAGGGTTCGAAACTCGAAATCAGTCATGGTGTCTCACCGTCCCATCTGGGTTGTAGATCCCCTCGGGATATTCGCCCTGGGGGTGGAGCCCGTTTTCGATCGGCTCCCATTTGTGGGTTTCTGGGTTCCAGATTTCGGTCATGAGAGCACCTTCCGCGCTTCTGCGATTGCCTTTTCTCTGTCCGTGTAGATCATGACGGTTGGGACAAACTCGCCAGAATCAGTATCTTGCATGGACACATGGTAGCCATTACGCCCTACCGTCACGTAGGTTTTCATGCCGGTGTCGGGGTTCTCGAAAGTTGCGATAAACTCCGTCATCACGTCTCCTCTGGATATTTGCACTGTGGATGGAGGCCGGTCCCATCCGGCTCCGAAACACCGTTCGGCGAACCTGTCGGCGAAACTTCTTGATCCTCTCCCGTTGCTAAATTGCATGGTGTCCTCCATGGCTTAAAACCTTTCAGGGTAGTTCATGGCGCGATCAATAAACCTGATCGCCTGTTCCTTAGTGGATGCTGTCCCGATCAGACTGGCTCCCGTGATTCGGTTCTTCCGAATCTCGAATCCGCCTTTTACTTGATAGGCGTAGAACAAGCCATTTTCGTAAACGATGTTCGCTTCTTTGCCCATGGAGGGCTCCTTGCTACGCAACTGCGCCTGGGCAGGATTAGAAAAGGCTGTGTTAGGTGGGCGGAAGGCGCTTGAAAACCACGCTGCACCCGTCCTCTCGGTTTATCACCTGACCCGTTAGGGGTGAGGTGATGGGATAGTCCATGCAACGGTGGTTGTGGCGTTGGAAATCGGTATCCGGCTTCTGGCATACGGGCCGCCAGTCGCAAGCTCGGCAAATGTTCGAGCCGTCGTTCGGCTTCGCGGCGCACTTGAGGACGGCCACGTATCCGTCAGGAGCTTCATGGGGGTTGAGGGTGGTCTCAGTGCTCATCTCATCTCCCTATGCCTGCGGGCACTGGCCCGGTTACGCCCCAAAATCCCCTTCCGGGGCGATTGGGATGGGGCGGGGTGAAGCGAACGAAGCAACTCATGTGTCCTCCTTGGTCGGGTGGATCTTGGACATCACGCGCCAGGACCGGCGCAGTCGAAACAAATAGCTGGACCGTCGCCCGTTGGCGAGGGGCAAATCAGGACGGACCTGAAGATTGTCGAAGGTGACAGTGGACCCAGCTTCAGTTTTTAAGGTGCGGGGCATCGGTTCTCCTGGACAGGTGTGGTCAGGCGCTGCGTTGAAATTCGTAAATATTTGAGTCCCAAAATCCGCCTTTACTAGTGGCGTAGGAGTTCCCGTGCATTACGGGTCCGAGTCGCGCCCATCCCAGTCGGTGGCAAATTCGAGACTCGCTACGCGCCACCACCTCCGAAACGTGCTTATGAGACAGACGCGCTTGTTGCCAGCAGCATCGCGGTATGCCATCAACCGGCTGCCGATATCTGTGATGGTGCGCATCAGGGTTCCATTGTTGGAACGGAATTCCCAGCGGTCTCCCACTCGAATATCGAACGGTCTCGGCGTAGGCATTGGCGGCATGCTCCTGGACAAGATCGGGAGGGGCGGTGAAACCCCTCCCGGTGTGGGCTTACTCGGTCACGATGGAGAGCTGACCACAGGCGGCTCCAGCGTCGATCTCAGCCTGGGTGGCGATGGCGATTCCGAAGTCGTAGCCTTCTTCCTTCAGTGCGTTGGTAATCTGGTCCATGATGGACTCCTTAAACGAGGTTGGTGGTGGTGATCGCGCCATTGCCAAGCCCGTTGGCACTGGAAACGGCGTTCTTATTGATGGGCGACAGCTTGACGAAGAAGTGCGCGGGGTCGAAGTGTTCCTTCAGAACTGCCATGTCAAAGTCGGAATCCTCCACTAGCGTCAGGTTGATGGTGGTCTTCTGATTGCTGTGGGTGCGTATCTTGCCGAGATCAGCAATAGATGCCTTGCGCCCGTAGGGAATCAACCAGTTTCGGCGACCCTCGGACATGGCATGGAGGCTGATCTGGAGGGTGGTATTCCCGCTGATCCAGGAGTAATCCGCATCCTTCAGCCCGATAGTCGAAACGTAGTGATGGGTATTGGGGTAGACACTGGATGTGTGCCGGATGACCCGTTGCACGGCATCCAGATTTAGGAACGGCTCGCCCATGCGGGTGTAGTTGATCTTGAATTCCTTGGAATCGGTAGGATCAATATCGTTCTGACCCAGGACGAATCGAATCTGCTCGGTTATCTCCTCCATGGTGAGGTTACGCCATCCCGGCATGTTCCCCGTGGCGCAGAACCGACAACGAACCGGGCACCCCGACATGACGCTGACCCCGATCATCCACCGCTCGGAACGGTCTCCCAAGCAAGCATCCTTGAGCCGGTTGTCGCCGTTGACGGCGTGGCGGGTGTATTCGGGAAGGAAGGTGTCGGTGGTTTCGATCTTGAAGCCACCGGGAAGCGCGAGTGCGTGAACCTTGCCGTTGGCAAACTCGCGGGTCTTCAGAAGGGTGAGCATAGGCGCTCCGTAAGGTTCGTGAATTTGGGCAGGATCAGCCCTTCCGTGTTAGTTTCGATGCGTCCGCTCTCGTGAACGCGCGGACACTATTCACTCTCTTCCACATAGTCGAATTGCCATGGTTCACTATCAGTTTCAAAATCCATAATCGATGATGTATCCGCCAATTCTTCCGCTTCTTCTTCCGTCCTCGCTTGCACCTCGACCGATGCGCTTTGCTCGCGGACGAAATAGACCGTGAACGTTTTCATCTCAGCATTAGAATCGATGGGATTGCTAACCTCGAACGGGATATCAGCAGCGCGGGCCGCCCACGTCTCATCAAATCCGCCAACCGCTCGGGCTTCTGCCTCATCAACGTGGTGGAAGAACGACTTCTCCCGCGTCTCACCGTCTCGCGTGAAGACCCATCGGCACATGGTTTCCTTGGTGGCCATAGCGTCCTCAGTAATTGATCGAGATGTGACGGACCCGGCCCATGGCGATAGAGCTGATGACGGCGGTTCCCTGGACGCTGTCCAGTCCAACCATTCGGATCAGATCTTGGAGCGCCTCTTGGTTGAACGTCCTCCGGTGTTCTTGGTCTCGCGTTCGGGCGGCGGTGGCATCCTCTTCGGATTTCTTCGCTTCGGCCTGCCTATCGCGCTCGCGCTGGGCCGCTTCGATGGCAGCTTGTTCGGCTTGTTTGTCCGCGTCGATCTTGGCTTGCGCGGCGCGGGCTTCGGCGTCGATGCGATCCTGTTCTGCCTTGGCTTCGGCGTCCTTGGCTCGCTGCTCGGCTTCGGCCTTCTCGCGTTCCGCCTTCTCGGCTGCGGCTTTCAGATCCGCTTCGCGTTGGGCGGCAGCGAGGCGTTCCTTCTCGGCTGCTTCGCGGGCGATCTCTTCTTCCCGTGCCTGCTGATCACGCTCCAGCGCTTCCAGTTCTTCGCGGCGTTTCTGGTCGTATGCCCAGTTGAGGGTCAGGGCAATCTCGTGATCCGATTCGACCTGGCGGGCAAGGGCGGCAGCTTCTTCGGCGGCTCTCTTCTCGGCTTCGATACGCTCCTGTTCGGCTTCCCATTCGGTGACGGGGCGCCGGATCTCCGCTTGGAGTGCTTCCAGGAATTCCTTGGCTTCGCGCTTATTCTTGTCCACGGCGGCGGGCAGGGCCTTCAGTTCGCGATTCAGCGCCACGCCCTGATTCTCCAGCGCGGTCTTGGCCTGAGCGATCTTGTAGGCCAGAGACTTGATCGCTTCCCGGCCCTTCGTGGTCGTGGGGTCCTGAACGATTGAGCGGGCTTCGGTCGCCAGCTTGTCCAAGAGGGGTTTCAAGGCCCCTGGCGTGGTGAACATCTCTTGGATGTTCTGCGGCTCAATCTTGATGAGTTCGAGCGGCTCGATGGTGCCTTCGAGCGTGACTGCATCCATGTCGAGAGCGCTGGTGCCGTCCACTGTTGGACGCGGGGCCTGGGCGATGAGGGGGACGGGTGCGGGGGATGCATTTCCACGGACTGCCATGTTAATCCGCCTTTCCGATGTTGTTTAGGGTTGAAACGAGGCAGTCAACCTCATCCAAGAATCGCGACACCTCGCGCTCGATCTCCGCAATCCGGGCATCATCACGCTCGAACCGGCAGACGTAGAGCTGGAGATTCTCCGGAAGACGCGGATCGTAGGAGACGAAATCGCACCATTCAGCGCCGGTGCAGGCGAGCTGCCAGAGCATCTGTGGTTGGTAATCCGTGGGTACTCCGCCCGCTTGGATGTAGCCGACATGTGTTTTGGTCTTCGGACATTTAATTTCCACGAGACCTTCTGGCGAGGCTTCTCCGTCCCAATTGACCACGCCATCAGGGGAAGCGGCACAACGATCATCCTTGGGGTGGATCACCATCCCAACTTGATCGACGATCACGCCCTCGAAGACGCCATAAGCGGCGCGAGCGAAGGGCTCCTGGTCAACGCCGTGCGCCATTTCTTTAGAAAAAAACGTGTCTTCTTGAGGCTGCCCGGTCAGCACTTCGCAGGCCAGTTGCATTCGGTAATCGGCACGGGAGGATGACTCCTTCCCGCCCTTGCCCTGGGACAGAATGTCTTTGATTCGGGAAGCGGTAACGCGGCCTATTCTTGCATCGATCCATTCAGGTGATCCCTGGGTTACGTTGATGATCTTCACTTGACACCGCCTTTCGTGATCTCAGCCTTTCGCTTGTTCTGCGCGGCCATTAGTTGCTCCATCACGGGACGGTCCTTGCCTTTCTGGGCAAGGCCATAGTGCAAGTTGAAAGCCTTCACGAGATCGGGGACGTTTGTAGTGGCAGCAATGTCAGCCAGTGCTTTCTCGATGTCCACGGCAAGGACTTCAGCCCCGGTTGCATCCTTGATGGGGGTCTTCCTGTGCGCCCCGTTCCCGTCGTCGTCCATGTTGGCTTCCGTTGATGCCAAGCCGCAGATGGATTCAAACGTGACGGACTTGGCGTAAGTGATCGCTGATTTGATCTCCTGGATTCCGTTCTTGTTCCCGGACTTATCTGGAGGGCATTCAAACCAAGTGGTTTCGCTGTGGCCATGACTGTGGGTGATTGTGCATCCAACACGGATGATACCGGGCTTGGTCTGGTCGATCTTCCAGTCAACGGAGAGTTCTTCTTTGCTGAGGAATGGCGTTACGGTATCGACTAGGTTCCCGAGAGACGTGTAACGGGAATCATATTGGTTGTTCTTGCGGTCTTTCGTGACCACGATATCGTTTCCCTTGAACCGGGAAAGTGCGGCAACGAAAGCCTTCCTGGCTTCTGACGCTTCCCATCGGTCCTTGAGGTCCATGAACTTCTGGAGTTCCTCCATCCCCCGGCCTTGGGACATAGCGAGGTAGAGCATCTCTGCGGGGTTGGTCGGGATCACTGGCGTTGTGGATTGATAGGTATCAACCGCGCCCAATCGCTCTGCTTGGATCGGCGTTCCTTCGACGAAGTTTTCAGGATCTCCAGTGCTCATGCTGCGTTCTCCAGATGCTTGCTTCGGTTGATGTGGATGGTGCGGCGCCGCGTGACCCGGTAGCGATCCACGCTGATAATCACGTCCGAGTTGCAGCAATCAGTAACGGTGTAGGTTTCGGTGGTAGTAGCGACGATGCCCCATGCTTCGGTCGTTTCGCGCTCAGTGCGCTCGTGAGTGCATGGATCCTCATTACCGCATTGCTCGCACCAGTAGCGGGTAGGAGGGGCGCTGAGTTTCATGCGACGATCCTCTCGTCAGCCAAAACGCCGAACGCCTCATGCTGGATGCCCTGCGCCTGTTCGGCCTTATCCACTAGGATCTGGAGCGCCTCATGCCGCATTTCAGCCAGCAGCGGGTGAGCCCAAGAAGTGGCGTCCAGGCTGTCAAGTAGGCCAATGGGGCATTCCATGACATCCCGAAAAACAATCCCGTCAATGCCGGTGGATAAATGGGTGGCATGCACGCAAAGCTTAGCCTTGAGCCCAAGCGCCAGGTTCTCATGGATGGATTTAGAAACGGTAATCATTAGGCTGCCCTCTTCAATTTCTTCCATGGTTTGAGACGGATGATTTTTTTGAACATGGTTTCTCCCTTGTGCTGGCCTCTCACCAGCTCGGAGCTTTGCTCTGTCACCTCTTTTACGCCACTCACGGCATGGTTGCCTGGGAATACTCCCGTGACGTCGGGGGCAAGATCGCCTATCCCATGGCGCTTGCATCTTCTACTTCCGAGGAAGCGGGACGAAGATAATTGTCTTCCGCGTTGCTCACCCTATTTCGCGGTGAGGCTTGCGGGTGTTGACGATGATTAATCTCGGTCACACTTCGCTTTTCGTGTTGCGTCGTTATTGAGACGTATCAACCCGCAATGCGTGCACACAAGCCAAGGAATGGCCTTGTATCGTTTCGCGAAGGCATGCCCTCGTTGTGGTTGTTCATCTTTCTTGGCCATTTCGGATCTCCCTTCGAAGATATGGGCCACGGGAAGAAGTTTCGGCGCACCATTACATGTCTGCTTACGCGCATACGCACTTTAGCTGCTTCCACGCTTCCCCAGGTTATCTACGATCTACCGCGTGGCCTCGACCATCGCGGGGAAAATTCGTTCCGTGAATTCGTTCATCGACTCGACATCGTGAGACATGAACGCATCAAGCGCGGCGCGACAGTAGGTGTTGAGTTGGTTGTGTTCGTGGCGGTAGTTGGATGCGGACACCACCGTGATTCCGAGCATTCCTGGGTAACTGGTTGTCTTGGGCATGGATCACCGAAACACAAAAATGGACGCGATCAGAACGGCGTAAGACACAAACGCGATGCCCCGAAAATCTGAACCTGAGAGGCTGGCGTTTCGCATGGCCTCAGCATTGTGCGCGATGCCTCGAAGCTGCTCGTTAAGGGCGCTGTGCTCATCCATGGCGATCACGCGGACGCACGCTCCGGTTGAGAGATGAGCGGTGGCGGTGATGGGGTGGCTCATGTCGGTGTCCTTGTGGGTGGGTGACCCGCTACAATGAGAAGTGTCGCACTTTTTGTGATTAGCGCAAGGGGGAAATTTACAAAAAGCGCAAGATTGCGTATGTTTAATATATTCAATAAGTTGCAGATCTTCATAACTTCCCCATTGCACAACTTGCGGAAAGTGCGATATTGATAGGCATGAGGATCACCATTGCCTGGAGCGAAACCCGCCGAATTGCCGCTGCTTGCGGAATCCATCCCGCAAGCCTCAGCCGTGCCCTCACGATATTCGACGCGGATACCGGCGCCCATGTCTGTGGAGCGAAGCTGGCGCTTCGGATCGAGGCTGCATCCGCGCAGAGTGAGCGCCCCATTCTTAGGAACGAACTCAGACCAGATCTTTGGCCTCCCGATCAATAAAACAAAACCCCGGCGTTATCCGGGGCTCGTTGCGCTTAGCGCAGAAAGGTAAAACCAACATGACCAAGATACCGCAATCATCCCCCATCGTCAAGGTTATCGACGTGCCAACGGCTATCGGACCATTGCGCCTCGCATTCGACGCGGACGGTGGACGATGGACACCCCTGGCACAGATATCGATGTACTGCGGAGCGCCACTTCACCTCCTCACGAACAAGGCGGAGAACCGTTACTGGGGGGCTCGGACCTTTGCCCGCGTTGGATTCTGCCTCTCGGTGCCCAAGCTTCAGGAGTTCCTGGAATCGACCAAGCCAATGGCCTTCTTTTCTGCTGGCAAGCTGGCTGATTTCGAGTGGATGCGTTCGCATGCAGCGCGGATTCTCCGGAATCACCCAGAATGCGAGATCCCTGGACCGCGGGGGATGGAATCGGCGCAAGGCGTGACGCCTCGACTCCTCCCGGAAGACGAACTGACACCGAAATCCAATCTTCTCATTCACTCGATGCCCATGCCGGAGGTAAAGGCCGCGCCGGTTGCCGAACTGCTCCCGATCCGCATCTTGCCTCTTGGCGAGGATCAGGTGAACGCCATCTCGGCCCGGGACCTGCATGCGTTCCTGGAGGTGGCTACGCCATTCAAGGATTGGATCCACCGCAGAATTGAAGACTTCGGGTTTAATGAACATTCTGATTATGAAGTTCAGGATATCGCTGCTCAAAAAAGTGCAACGATATGTGGTCAAAAAAAGGAGTATCTCCTCACCCTCGACATGGCCAAAGAACTGGCGATGGTCGAACGCAACGAGAAGGGCAAGCAGGCCCGGCAATACTTTCTGGAATGCGAGCGGAAGGCCAAGGCGACTCTCGCCGCGCCGAAACCCATGTCCTCCCTGGAAATCCTCGTCGCCCAATCTCAGGCGCTGCTGGAACAGGACCGGAAACTACACGCGCTTGAGAACAAAATCCAAACCATGGAGACCCGCCAACGCGCTGCTGAAGAAGACCTTACATCCCTTCCGGAAGCATCCGGAGACGTTCCCGATCTCTCCACTCGCGGGATGATCGGGCGCATGGTCCGAACTCGCGCCATCGCCACAGGAGTTTTTTATCAAACGATCTGGAACATTCTCTACACCGAGTTTAGAGACCGCTACCACATCGACCTAAAGGCATATGGCCCTCGGGGGAAGAAACTTAAACCCCTGGATGCGGCTGATGAATTGGGCGTCACACAGAAGCTATATGACCTCGCCTCACATCTCTTTGGGAAGGTGGCCGCATGACTGTTCAAGAGATTGTTTCCAAGTATTTGGAGGATAACGGCTACGACGGGTTATTCTCCGTCGAGGGCGATGGTTGCGCGTGTCGGCGCGATGCATTGATGCCCTGCAAATGCGAGTGGGAACCCCTCACCGATTGCGAAGCCGGTTACCTGAGGCCATGCCCCAAGGAATGTAGAGAGCACGATTTTCATATCGGGCCATCGAGGGAGACGGCATGAACACCACCGAAATGATTCCCCACACCGAGACACCCCACAACGATCTCGACAGCGCCTACGAAGAACCGTCACGCCCATGGGTTGCGGTGCTGGCCTGGATTCTACTCCTCACATTCGCGATGGGTGTTCTGACACTGGCTCTTGCTGACGCAATCCATCAGGACGTCAAACGCGAGCGCAGGAAGCAATTCGAAAACCGGGAGATGCTCCGAATCTTCGAGGAGACAACCCGTCAGCAGCGTGACGCCGTGGCGCATGTCCATGCATCCGTCAACGATCTGAAGCGGGCACGAAAGAAGATGGTGGATCCGCGATGAAGATCATCTGGAAAGGCCTCCTAGTCATCCTGTGGCTCCTGTCCGCCTCTGTTGTTGCCGGAGCATTGTGCCGGGGCATGTACGAGCTGTTCCGCATGGGCTGGAGGTTCGAATGAAGCGCCTCCCCCGTGATCCCAACGCAACACGCGCCCGCGTCCGGTTCTGGGCGACCTTCATCGGCATCGTCCTAGTTGGCCTCGCTGTTATGTGGAGGGCCACGCCATGAGCACCAAAGAAATGGCTCGGCATCCTCTTTCCGCCCTCTTTGAGCGCTTCGACCTTCAAGGGGACGATCTTCAAACCCTCGTGGACGATATCAAACACGAGGGGCTCTTAAACCCGATCACCACGCATGACGGCATGATCTTGGACGGGTGGAACCGGTATCAGGCATGTCTACGCGCCAAGGTTCGGCCTATCTTCATCTCCTTGGCTCCCGGCCTCGACCCATGGGAATTCGTGAAGGGCGCGAACATGCTTCGCCGCCACATGAGCCCAGCCGAACGAGTGGCCGTAATGCTACTCAAGATGCAAATGGATGGTGCGGTCAAAATTGACCACCCCAGCACCAGGGAAATTGAATCCGATATCGAGGTCAGTCACGGGACAGCAGTGAAGGCGCAACAGATCGCCAAAGCGCAAGACCCTTCCATCGCGGAAGCTCTCGCTGGTGGCCGCGTTTCCCTGGATCAGGCCGCCAAGATTTCAAAACTCCCTCAAGAGGAACGCAAGGCTGCTATCGAAGCGCCGAAGCCTCCGGCAAAACCCACCACTCCCGATGACCGGGACGCACGTATCGCCGAACTCACCCGCCTGCTGGCTGAACGTGATGCCGAGATCGAAGACCTGCGCGAACGGCTGGCGGATACCGGCGCCCTCCTGAAGACCACTCAGGAAGACTTCGAGCGCATGGAGCGGGTGATGGACGCAGAAGACCTGCTGGCCGCCTACCAGAAAGAAGTGAAGGCGAACGTGGAACTTGCTCGCGTGGTGCAATCCCAGAACAATGGCCTGATGGTCGAAAACTCGGATCTCAAAAACCGCCTCAAGTCCGCGCTGCGGAAGATCGAGCGCACGACCGGCAAGCCTCCGATTCCGCTGGAGGTGGCATGAGTCTATTCCAGGGAGAATTTCCGCCCCTTCGAGGGTTTCAGCTATTGGCACATGAATCACTCCGTGACGGCGCCCGAGCTGGGCACAAGAAGCAGCTCGTCATGGCTCCCACGGGATCCGGGAAATGCCTGGGTCCATTGACCCCAGTAATCATGTCTGATGGGTCAATCAAAAGAGCGTGTCGGGTTAAGGCTGGCGACAGGCTCATGGGTCCAGACGGCAAAGGGCGCAACGTGGTTGGTGTCAACCGAGGAACTGGGCCGCTTTACAGGGTTATCCCTACCAAAGGTGATGCCTTCACCTGTAATGATGTTCACCTCTTGAGCCTAGTTCGGACCCCGGGGTCCGACGGCATCAATCTGCCATCAGGACGGCACATTGGGCGCGAGGAGAGTGGTCCGTTTTTTGTGGAGGCACAGGACCTGGCCCGGGCCAACGACACTGCCAAGCACTGTCTTAAAGCCTGGCGCCCTGAGGCTGTTGATTTCGAATCAGAATGCACAGTCCACCCCATCCCCCCGTACATCCTTGGCCTTTGGTTGGGGGACGGAACTTCAAGGTCCTCTATCATCACGAAGCCTGACGGGCCAGTGGTCCAGGCATGGAGGGACTACGCTGCGTCCATCGGCTGCGAGGTGACCCAGATCAAGGCCAACGGGAAGTGCGATGGGTGGAGGATCAAGAAATCCACACACGGGCACGAGCACAACCATCTCCACGCGGCCCTGATTGGCCTTGGGATCTTGGGAAATAAGCGCATCCCCCAGTCCTACATTATGACCACACGACAGGACCGCCTTGAGCTACTCGCGGGACTACTGGACACCGATGGGAGCTTACTCTGCGGGGGCTATGACTTTATCCAGAAAGAGAAGCAGATTGCAGATGCGGTTGTGTTCCTCTGCCGGTCCCTCGGGTTGGCAGCCTACGTGTCTAACCAACTGAAGGGCATAGCATCCACTGGGTTCGAGGCTTTCTACTGGCGCGTGTCAATTTCTGGGGACTGCTCCATTATTCCCTGCCGAGATCCGAAGAAACGCGCTCCAGCACGGATGCAGAAGAAAAATCACTTGGTGACTGGACTCCGCATCAAGAGTGTGGGAATCGGCCCTTATGTGGGGTTCGAAATTGATGGCGATCGCCAATTCTTGCTTGGGGATTGGCAGGTGACACACAACACCATTCTTGCCCTCAACTACATCCAGCAGGCCCTCAAGAAGGGCAAGCGGGCAATGTTCGTTTGCGACCGGAAAACCTTGATTGCCCAGACGTCGAACGTGGCACGGGAAGTAGGGCTCGGCTATCACGGCATCATTCAGGCGAACAACCCGATGATGGATCTGTCTAGGCCGTTCCAGATCGCTTCGGCGCAAACGCTCATGAGGCGCGGGTGGCCGCAGAACATGGATGTCATCGTTGTGGACGAAGTTCATTCCCAGTACAAAACCTGGGTTGACTACGTGACCAGCGACGAATGTAAGGCGCATGTGCTCGGCTTGTCCGCAACGCCCTTCAGCACTGGCCTGGGGCGGATCTTCACGAACCTCATCAACGCCGCGACGATGCACGATCTGGTAAACCTAGGAATCCTTGTGCCCATGCGTATCTTCTCGTGCCGGAAGCCGAACATGGAGGGGGCCGAAACCTCTGGTGGTGAATGGACGGACAAGGCCGCAGAAGAGCGCGAACTGGTCATCGTTGGCGACGTGGTGCGCGAGTGGACGCGGTTCGCTGAAAACCGGAAAACCATTGTCTTCGGCGCAACGATCCTGCACTGCGAAGAAATGGCGCGTCAATTCAACGAGGCTGGTATCCCGGCGGCGACGTTCTGCGCGGACACGCCGGACGATGAACGCGCCAGGATCCTGCGGGAATTTGAGTATGGAAACATTCGCATCCTGATCAGTGTGGAAGCCCTGGCAAAGGGATTCGATTGTAAGGACCTCAGTTGTGTGTGCGATTGTCGCCCGCTCAGGAAGAGCCTCAGCACCTTCATCCAGATGGTTGGGCGCGGCGCACGATCAAGTCCCGAAACAGGAAAGAAAGATTTTTTACTTCTTGATTTCTCCGGGAACATCATCCGATTCGCCGACGACTTCAGCCGGATTTACTTCAACGGCCTCGACAGGTTGGATGACGGAGAAAAGCTCGACAAGGAAATCCGGAAGGATGAAGAGAAGCCCATCAAGGCATGCCCGAAGTGTGGTTATAAGCCCATGGGGAAGCGCTGTGTGGGGTGTGGGTACGAACCTGAACCGAAGGCGCTGATTGAGCAACTCCCCGGCGAGATGACTGAGATCAAGCTGAAGAACGGGAAGGTTCTCGCCGCCGACAAGGTTGAACTTTTCTGTCAGCTCTCGACCTACGTGAAAAGCAGTTCCATCGCGGATCCAGAGAAGCGCGAGAAGCGAGTGATGGCGCTATACAAGGCCATCGCCAACGAATGGCCACCGCGCGAGATGAAGGCCGCTACGGCTCCGGAGGTTCAACCGAATCGGGCCACCGTCAACAAGATCAAATCCATCTACACGGCATGGGCTCATAGGAAGGCGTCATGAGGCAGACGGTTAACAATGCCTTCAACCGATGGCCCGGCGTCCTGCAAGCGCTGGGAGTAGATCCAAAGTTTCTGCGGAACATCCACGGCCCATGTCCAACCTGCGGAGGCACCAAGCCATTCCGTTTTGACGATAAGGGCATCGGATCCTGGATCTGCACTCATTGCGGAGCCGGTGATGGGTTCCAACTCCTCCAAAAAATCTTCGGGTGGGATTTCAAGAAAGCCGCAGACGAGGTTGACCGGGTTCTGGGAACCGATATTCCAGAAACACAGCAGAAGCAGGAACGATCGGACGACGAGAAGAAAGCCGCCATCAAAAAGGCGTGGAAGAGCGCTGGGCTGGTAGAACCGGGTTGCGCAGCGTGGAACTACCTCCGGAACCGTTGCGGCGATCCTGGGGCCATTCTGGAGGATCTACGCAACCATCCCGCGTTGTTGCATAGCAGGGAGGGCGGAACTCATCCGGCGATGTTGGCGATGATGCGGTACCCAGATGGCCGCTGTTCTTCGGTTCATCGGACGTTTATCACGCCGGATGGGCGGAAAGCCAATGTGGACCCGGTGCGGAAAATTATGACTGGCTTTCCGCTGGCGGGCTCATGTGTCCGGCTCGGGCCGGTCCAGGAACACATCGGAGTGGCTGAGGGAATTGAGACAGCAGTCTGCGCAGGGAAGCGCTTTGGCCTCCCGGTCTGGGCTGCTATTTCCGCCAACGGGATGGCCTGCTGGGAGCCTCCAGAGGGTGTGCGCTCGGTGGTGATCTGTGCGGACAATGACGAGTCATTCACGGGGCAACAGGCGGCGTACACACTGGCCAAGAAGCTGCGGATTCAACTGGCGATGGATGTGGAGATCCGGATTCCACCCATACCGGGAACAGATTGGGCGGATAAATTCACCGAAGAATGGATGGAGGGATGATGCTAACCCCAAAAAATTGGCACACTTTCCAACACTATAACAAGCGTAACCCGCCATGGATAAAACTCCATCGCGCATTATTGGACAACTATGATTTCAGCCAACTCCCTGTCGAAAGCAGAGCGCTAGCGCCCATGCTTTGGCTGATCGCAAGCGAAGTGAAAGACGGTTGCATTCTGTTGGATATCAAAGAGCTATCATTCCGCTTGCGGGCTGCTAGCAGCGACCTGGTAAACGCGCTTATCCCATTAATAAATAACGGATTTTTTGATGCTGATAGCAACATGCTAGCAGACTGCACGCGACATGCTACGCCAGAGACAGAGACAGAGACAGAGACAGAGAAAAGAAAAGACCCCAGCCAGGAAACGAAACCTATGGAGGAACCTGTACCTGATAACAGGAGATCCATGGCTGGGGAGGCCATGTGATGCCGACAAACCCGAAGACCATCAGCAAGCACACCCCCAACCCTCGAAGCGGCAAGACCGGCCTCGACCCTATCCGTCTCAATATCCCGACCATCGAAGAGGCTGAAGCCGCCCTGGCTGCGCATCAGGCCAAGATGATCCCGCACCAAGCGCCGGCCGCCCCGGATGCAGACCAGCAGGCGCGGGCTAAGTGGGTAGCCAAAAAGTTCGAACTCCAGACCGCGCTACGGATGGCCCAAGGCGCGGAGGCGAACAAGTGGAAATCGATTTTCGAAGCCGACCCAGGCCCCGAGCCAAAGCACGGCAAGGGCTGGCCACACCGGAAGCGGAGGGCAGCATGAGGACCAAGGACCAATACCGAATTGAGATTGCCGAACGTCGACGGGAGGCAAAGGAAAACGGGTTTTGCGTGCAGTGCTTCACGCGTGAGGCTATGCCGGATCATGTGTTGTGTGGTCGGTGTGCAGAATTGCAAAGCGATTCCAAGGCGAGAGGGAGACTGCGGCGCCGGACAGCCCTGAGGCCCCGACGCACCAGGAAGCACACTATCAAGCCTGAGCGCGTCGTGGATCCAGAGCGACTCCAGAGACTCCATGATTTCCCATGCGTCATCTGTTGGCTACGTGGCGAGGCGCAAGAAAGTCCAACCGAAGCCCATCACATGAAGCACTTGCCGGACGGGACAGTGCTGAAAAACCAGAAGGCCGGGGACAACCATACAATCCCGCTGTGCCAGAACAAGCACCACTGGAACTCTGTGCATGTTGGCATGTCTTTGAGGGAATTTGAGCGACTGTATGGGGCAGAGCCGGAACTTTTGATGGTTGTGGATGGGTGGTTAAAGCAGAGCAATGTTCTGGTGGAACCCGTGTCCGAGTGGGAATTCATCGAGTTGTGCTATGGTGAATGAACGCTGCTGTTATTGTGATGCAGAATATCCCATTGACCAGATGGAGCCCGAATCTGGGGACATGTGGGTGTGTTGGGACTGCTGGGATCGGATGGCAGAGAGTGATCATACACCGTTGGCGCAAAGGATGGGAGACGCATGAGTAATCTATTTATTTTCTTCAAAATTTTCTTTATTCTCTTGGCATGTCTTGGCCTCGCGCATTGCCTTGGGAATGGCGATAAAACCAATACCGCTATCGTCTTCTTTTCAATTGTGATTCTCATAACACATCTGGAATGGAAGATCGAAGCAAATAAAACCGTTGTCACCCTCAACGGCAAGGTGATAGTCCGGAACGGACGAATCATCAATCCTGAATAATACCAACAATATGCGTAACAGAATCGAAACTCAAATCATCTACATGCGCGGCCCCCAACAACTGGCCGAGCTGATTAACCGTGCCGTAAAGATCCCCCTGGACGACGAAAATCCTGTTGAAGTGGTGATCCGCGAGCAGCTCAAGAAGCGAAAGTTAACCAGAAATCAATCATACTGGGCTGGCACACTGGCGGATATCGAGCGGGATGCCGAACACTTGGGCCGTAAATTCCCAGCCAAGGCATGGCACCAAGCGATGAAACTCGATTTCCTACCAGACGAGAATGCTCCTGGTTTTGATCCGGCATGGGTCGTGGAGGGTTATCACAAATGGTCAGAAATCCCCGGCCGAGAGGAGCCAGTCTTGATTGGAAGCACGACACAACTGACAGATGCGGGCATGAGGCGATATGTTTTGGCGGTCGAATCCCACATGTCACAGGAATACAAGGTCACATTCACGACAAAACTTGAGCCACCACGAGGTAAAAAGTGACGAGAAGCGAATCTAAGGGAAACCCATGAACACTAAAGATCTAGAGCGTTGGTTCCGTAGCCCCTCCGACTTGGAGGTGTGGGAGGACATTGCCACTTGGTTCCACCAGGAGACGGGACACCTCCGGCCCGGCAAAGATAAGCCCACCGGATTCCATCAGACCGATGAGGGCGAGCCGGATTGCTGCCACGACGCATGGATCTTGTGGGTCGATGCAAAGCGGATAGACGCCCAGCGAAGCCTGCTTGATGATCGGAGGCGACACCTTGAAGCCTTCGACCGGATCCGTATTGAGGACTTGAGCGCCTTCAACTGTAAGCTGATCGCCGCCAAGGCTCAGGGACTCATTCCCTAATCCTGTCCTGGAGAATCCATTCATGACAAGAAACTACCGAATCCTTGGAAATGATCTTGGATGTCTAAAAGAGCTGCTCAAACCAGGACGCCAGGAAGTCGACCACTATCTAAAAATCTACGGATTGACTGAGGTAAAACGCGACAAGGAGGAAGAAGGTGCCGATCTACCAGTATCGATGCCCTGACTGTTGTTCAGAATTCGAACGGATCCAGATTATGGACGCGCCTGAAACCACAGATTGTCTATACTGTGATGGGGAGCTGGCCAAGCGTATCCCGAGCGTCGCAAACTTTGAAATCAGGGGGATTGAATGTCATTAGCCTGCACCCATCCAGTGAAATACCAAAAGGCAGACGGGACGGTGATCTGTCGGGTTTGTGAGGAGGCGCTGCCTCAGTATGCGGAAAAGATTGGGTTTTCGGACACTTGCGCCCAGCTAAATATTGCCTATACTGATGGTCGTGGGGCTCACCGCTAGTCGGGCACAATGGGCTAGACCATTGTGAATCCAAGCCCCACAACTATTCGCCATGACAGACTATCTCACGTATAGCCAAAGCACTGGGGAGATCAAAACCGATGAGGGAGTATCTCTCGGAATCGGTTGGGCTGGACGCGGTGAAGGCAAAAATAACCCGTCATGGCAACAGATTGTGAGGACGGGTCCGCTTCCGCAGGGTTGGTATACTATCGGATCCCCAGAGGATCACCCGAGACTAGGCAAATTTGTCATGAGACTGACGCCGGATTTTGACAATGAGATGTTTGGGCGAAACGACTTTTGGATCCATGGAGCATCAACAAGGCCCAGCCACTATGGCCAGGAGTCCATGGGGTGCATCATCCAATTCCGGCCTTCCCGCGTGAAAATCCATGAGTCGGGCGTGACTCGGCTATGGGTGCTAGCATGACATGGACGCTCTCTGGCCTATTCCAACGGCTAACGAATGCCGAGAACCCAGAAAGCCCGAAGGCCGCAGTATTGATAACGAGCGCTTGGACGTTAGCCGGTGTTGCGGCGGCGCTGGGTGCAGCGTGTGCGATCCGTATAATTATCAAGGGCGATGTGGGTAGCGGTGCCGTATCGGCACTTGTCGCGGCATGCGTCCCACTCGCTGGTCTCGCTGGCTGGCACTCCCAGCAGGACCCTAAAATCGGGCTCGCGGGCTCGGTCTCCCCCGGTGGCGTATCTCCTGGGATTGAATCCGGTGGGTGGGCTCGCGCCGAAAAAGCCGGGGGTGACTCGTGACATTGCGCTACTGGCTACTGGCCTGCCTTACCTCATGCCTAATTGGTGTATGGGCAGGATGGTATTCGGAGCACTCGCGAGGCATGGCCCAAGTGGCACAAGTCCTGGCCGAAAACGAAAAGCTGAAGGGGCAAGAGGATGCGCTCAAGCACGCGGAAGCGACGGCTCGGCAGGATGCGGCGGACGCGGACGCTCGCGGCGTGGACAAGGATAGGTTGGTCAAAGCGATCCAAGCCAAACTGGCGAAGGTCACGGGCAAGCCGCTGGACCCCTTACCCGGTATCAACGGAGTGGACATTCCTGGACCAGATGGCGCTACCGAAGTGGTGGTTTTGCGAGAATTAGTAGCCGCCCAGGACGCAAGGCACGAAACGGATGAAGAGCGGATCAAGGCCCGGGATAGGCAGATCGATGCCCAGGGCAAGGCGCTTATTCTGGCCGATCTGCGGGCGGATATCCTCGAAAGTCAACTCAGGAGCATGACCAAGCCGCGAAGTTGGGCGGCTGGTGTTGCGTATGGATCAGATGGTCAGATGGGCGTTTCGGTGGAGCGCGATCTGGGGCCAGTCAGAATCGGAGCTGATGTAGTTAGGCATCGGTTGCCCGGTAACAACACAACCCTGGAGGCCGTGGGCCGATTGCTCTGGAGATTCTGATGGTAGGGACTGGACCTAAGAAAGTAGTCGCGCCCAAGAACCAAGATTATCATCCACGCCGTCGCCAGGATATCTGGCTGACGCTATTTCTAGCGCTGGCAACGGTCACTATGGCGCTTGCGGCCTATGTGGGGAGGGGCGTCAAGGAGTCTGTGGATAAACTCTCTGAATCGGTCAACCATGGAAGGGAGGTTGATTCAAACCATGAGGGGAGAATCGTTAGCTTAGAGAACCGGGTCGGAACCGTGGAGGGCCAAGTCCACACTCATGTTTCGACGCATAAATGACGAACCCACTCCTCTCGATTTGTATTCCCACGCACAACCGGGTAGACTGGGTTAGAAACTGCTGGAATGTTTGCAGCCAGCAGGTCTATGACTCCGGCCTCCAGGTCGTGGTTGAAATTGTGGTGAGCAATAACGCCAGTGATGATGGCACACGGGAATATCTGGGTAGCTTGTCGGGCATGTCTGGATTAGTTATCCACCATAACGATAAAAACAATTGTACCAGGAATTTCCATACGGTTTGCCAGCATGCGAATGGTATGTATTGTTGGTTAATGGGTGACGATGATCAGCCGAATCCAGGGGCAATCGTCCGAATGCTGGATCAATTGTATGTCCAACCTGATTGGGTTTTTGGTGATCTATCGATCGAACACGCGGACCGCACTCGAACATTTGTGCAAGTTTATAAGGGATCTGGCACATCATGGGAGATTGGGCTTGGATCTCATTTCGCGAATTGGGCCAATAGTCTAACATCCCTTGCTGGAGCTGGCGGGTTGCTGAGCAACCTGATTGGGCGTCGGGAGCTTCTGCTAGACGGGTTTGAAGCTACACAGGACTGGGGTGTGGACACGTTATTCCCCCATGTCGCGGCGTTTCTCCATGCCTCTGCCACTTCCGGGAGGGTTGCTGCGATTCGAGAGCCTATCGTGCTGTTCAGAGATTATAACGACACGGGGGGGCAAACAGATCCATGGACTAGGATCATGATCGACCTGCGGGCCTGGGTAAAATTCGGAGAAATGCAGGTTGTGGGAAGCCCCCGAATGACCGATATTGAGAGGGCCGCATGGTATGGCGTTTTGCGACGTCACCATGGGCTGAAGCCAATGCGGACACTATCAACATTTCGAGACGAGGCGCATCCATGGGAAGAGGCAAGGTCACTGCTGTTAAAAGTGGGATACCGGAAGGAACATGTAGCACTGGCGGGGGCGATGCCTCAGAGGTATCGGATTAAAAAGTAGCGACTCGCTATTCTTGGGAGGACTGTGATGAGCATACACAAAAACCCAGATGGGACATATACTCGAGACGGTCTAGCTGAGATCGCCAAAGCCCATCTGCTGTTTAGAGAGAAGTTGCCCGCTTTAGAGTGGGCTGCGATTGGCGGTCGGAAGTAGCACGAGAATGGAGAGGTGATATATGGCAGGCAAGACCAAGAAGACGCCAGCCAAGCCCCCGCGCAAACAGTCGGGGGCACATCGCAAATGCCCCAAGTCCATCGAGCCGCTCCCAAAGGCCCCTGATGCGGTCACAGGTCAACAGAAGCTATTCTGCGATCTCCTCCTTGCAGACGTTGAGCTAAACGCAACAGCAGCCTATCAGCAGGCGTATCCAGGTGCAAGTTACGCTGGCGCTAGGGCGAGCGCTTCATATCTTCTATCATTGCCTAACATACGAAAATATCTTGATATACGTCAAGAGGATAGGCGCAAGAGATTGGAGATCGATCAGGACTATGTGCTCAACAACCTGCTGGAGGTCAATGAGAGATGCCTCCAACGTGCGCCTGTGATGACTGGCAGCGGGAAAGAGCGAAAACAGCTGGTAACAATCGTTGATGATCCAGAGACCGGAGAGACGATCCTGGCCAATGTCTGGCAGTTTGACGCTGCTGGTGTATGCAAGGCGAATGAGCTAATTGGTAGACATCTCAAGATGTTCACAGATAAAATAGAGCATTCCATTGACCCAACGCTGGAGGATCTCCTGGGGAGTTAACATGCAACTGGGCTTGCCTTAAATGGGCCTCCCAACATCAATCGCCAAGGATCTGATCCCACTCCTGAAGGTGTGGCGAGAGGATCCCATTAGGTTTGTACGAGAAGTGTTTCACGCAGAGCCCGACAAGTGGCAGGCCGAAGCGCTCATGAACTCGATCAACCCGATCCGCAATGGCCGGGGTCATGTGGCAATGAAGAGCTGCGCGGGCCCTGGGAAGACCTGCGAACTGGCTTGGCTGGGATGGCATAGACTCCTGTGCTTCGGAGGTAAGGGGCAGCACCCTAAGGGATTGGCTCTATCAATCTCATGGGACAACCTTAACCGGGGGCTGTGGACGGAGTTGGCGAAGTGGTATGCTGTGTCTCCACTCCTCCAACACCTATTCGACTTCACCAAGGAACAGATCCGGTCCAAGGACCATCCAAGGACCTGGCACCTATCCGCTACGGGCTACGCAAAAAGCGCGGACCAAGAGGCAATAGGGCGGACCCTGTCTGGTCTACACTGCGAATACCCATTCATCTTGATGGATGAGTCTGGTGATATCGCGCCTTCAATTGTTAGGAGTGCTGAACAAGCCCTTACTGGATGCATCTCGGGGCTTCTGGCCACAGCTGGTAACACCACGAGCCAAAACGGGATGTTGTTTCATGTGTGCTCAACCCTCAGGGGAGAGTGGGACGTTACCACCATCACGGGCGATCCAGACCGGGCCGACCGGTCTAGCCGCGTTGATATTGACTGGGCACGAAAACAAATTGAAACCTATGGGCGTGACAACCCATGGGTGATGGCGTTTGTGCTCGGAGAGTTCCCGCCTGGGGGCCTGAACACACTATTGAGTATTGAGGATGTGGAGGCCGCTATGAAACGAGCCCCACGCGAGGATGCCTACTGCTGGGCAGAGAAGCGTCTAGGCGTGGACGTGGCACGGTTCGGAGACGACCGAACAGTGATCTTCCCTCGCCAGGGTATCGCGGCATTCAGCCCGGTGGTGATGCGAGTAGCGGACACCAGCCAGATATCGGCTAGGGTGGCCACAGCCCACAATGTATGGGGCAAGGATAGCCAGGTAGACCAGATCTACATTGACGATACTGGGCATTGGGGGCATGGGGTTATTGACCAGCTCCGCACAGCTCGGTTCCCCGCGTCTGGCGTCCAGTTCCACTCAACCCAATGCGATCCCCAGTATTACAATATGAGGGCTCAGATATGGATGAGGATGGCTGAATGGGTCAAGCAAGGCGGAGCGCTACCCAACATCCCAGAGCTGGTAGGGGAGCTAACCGCACCTACCTACAGCTTTAAGAAGGGCAAATTCCTCCTAGAGGACAAGGACCAGATTAAGACCAGGATAGGCAAAAGCCCCGACTTAGCGGACGCCTTGGCCCTAACCTTCTCCTTCCCTGAGAGGCCAAAAATAAATATTTTGCCTGGTCTTGAAAAAAAAGCGAATATGTGCGATCTTGAGTATGACGTTCTTGCCTAGGAGGGCGATCAATGTGTTTTAGCACTCCAGATGCTCCAAAGGCCAGTGCGGCTCCCCCGACGGAGACGAGCGACCCCGCTATCGCTGCGGCTAATCTCAGGGCAAGAAAGAGGCAGCAAGCGATGCTTGGCTACCAGAGCACGGTCATGTCAAGTCCAACCGGCGTGATGGCAGCTCCTAATCTTCAACCCAAAACGCTGATCGGGGTGTGACGTGGTCAGCAACTGTGAGCACAAGAACTACAAGGCCTCCCATATTGGACATGATGAGTGGGAGGGAAAGTGTCTTGACTGTGGACACTTATTCAGCTTCACGGATGACTCTAATGATGGGGATACACGGCCATTTGTTGTAATAGATGGTGTAGTTTATACCGTTGGGGGGACTCTTGTCTGAAACCGATCTCCAGCGTAGGAACAGGAAGGTAGAATCATTCAAACAGGTCCGTAGGCCATTGGAGACGGAATGGAAAGATCTTGCCCGTCAGATCGCGCCTGTCGCTGGTGATTTTCTGCCTTCGTCTGACCCGCTGCGTGATCGCAATAGTTTGCGAGGGAGCATAATCAACCCTGCTGGGGCTATTGCGCTTCGGACCATGGTGTCAGGATTCGAGTCTGGAGCTACCAATAAGGCGATGCCGTGGGTTCAGTTCAAGATGCAGGACCCGGACCTGAACCGATACAAGCCCGTCAAAGAATTCCTTGAGATCGTCAAGAACACAGTCTTGGAAACGTTCATCAAGTCCAACATCTACAAGATATTCCCCAAGGTATACCGCGACCTAGGCTTGTTCGCCACTGGCGGGATGAGCGTGGTAGAGGGGCGGAAGAGCCCATTGCACTGCACTCATTTCCCTGTGGGGTCATTCCTGCTTGGAACGGATGAAGAGGACCGAGTCAACACCGTCATACGCGAATACAAGATGACGGCAGAACAAATGGTCCATGAGTTTGGAGAGAAGAAGGTATCGAGTCGGGTCAAGTCCGCCTACGATCGAGGCAATTATGACCAATGGTTCGATGTGATCTGGATGGTGGAGCCCAATCCGGAAGCGCGGGAGGACTACCTGTTCAGCAAGCACATGCCGTTCAAATCAACCAAGTGGGAGCCATCGGAGTCTGGAGAGCCTCTGTCTTTGAGTGGATTCCCGGAATTCCCGATGATGTTCCCACGCTGGGATGTCGAAGGCGTTTCCCCTTACGGCACGGACTGCCCCGCAATGCTGGCATTCGGATCCACCAAGAGCCTCCAGAGCCGGGAAAGGGAAGGGTTGAACGCGCTACACAAGGCAGTTAATCCCCCAATGGCAGGGCCAACCGGAATGGAGCGTCCATCCCAGATCCCAGGCAGTGTGACGATCGAACCCCAAGGACCTGGGCAAGGGTTCAGACCAGCGGTCCAGATCAATCCTCACTTCGCAGAGATGCGTGGGTCCTGTGACAAGGTTGAGAACACCATCGACAAGATCTTCTACTCTGACCTATTCCTGATGCTTTCCAATTCCCAAGACCAGACGAAGACCGCCTATGAGGTAGCGCGGCTTGAGGATGAGAAGCGGATCCAATTGAGTTCTGTGGTTACACGAATAAATGACGAAATGCTTGATCCTCTGGTCGAACGAACGCTTGGTGTCCTGTTCCGTGCGGGGAAGCTCCCTCCGGCCCCTCCTGAAATGCAGGACCAAATGATGGCGTTCGAATATGTCTCCATCATCTCTCAGGCCATGAAGTCAGTAGGCATCACTGCGATTGAACGTGGTGCCCAGTTCATCGGTGCCAACATGGTGAACTTCCCAGAGATGCGGGACAAGATCAACCCTGACAAGATGGTTGACCAATACTTCGAGCGGATCGGAACTCCCCCGGATATCATCCACGACGACAATGAGACGGCTACCATTCGTCAGGACAGGGCACAACGGGATCAGATGGCACAGGCCGCCGCGAGCATGGGGACCGCTGCCCAGATCGGTAAGACCCTGTCTGAAACCAACGTGACGGATCCCAGCGCTTTGACTCAGATCCAGGCCGCAATGCAGGGAGGCGGGGCGCTACCCGGTGCTTCCGGCGTAATGGCTTCGCCAATGCAAGGAGGCGTCCCCAATGGATGAGGAAGTCTACATCGAACCCGAGAAGCAGCTCGAGAAGATCTCCAAGTCGGAGAAGGCCCTACTCCAGAAGCGGCTTTCGTGGCTGGATAAGGTCTTGGCGATCCCGGGCGGTGATGGCATGCGCTACATCAACTGGATCAGCAATGAGGAGGAACGATGGAATGAAACCCCGATGAACAGCAATTCAAACTGGGCATCGTTCTTCAAGGGCAAGGCCGAACACGCCATCTCGATCATGAAGTTCATTCGAACGCATCGACCTGAGAAGTATCTGGAGATGCAAGCACTATTGCTTTCAGACCAAAAGGAGAAAGAGCATGAGCGACGAAACAACGGTTAATGCGGCAACCCAAACGACCGCCACGACCGAACCAGCAGCTCCGGCTGCAACCGTGGAATCTGTCCTCGCTGTAGCTACCGAGGCAAAGACCACAACCGAAGGCCGGGGAACCACCGAGCAAACCCCTGAACAGAAGGCCGCACTTGACGCCGCCGCAAAGACGGACGCGGACAAGGCCGCTGAAGGAGAGAAGGGGAAAGAAGCGGTTGGGGCTCCTAAGAAGTATGAGTTGAAGGCGCCTGAAGGAATGACGTTGGACGAAGGCCTGATGGCCAAGTTTGAGCCGCTGTTCCGAGAAGCCAACCTAACCAATGAACAGGCACAGAAGTTTGCCGAAGCATATGGGGAAGGCCAAAAGGTTGTCGAAACTCAGATCAATGAAGCTTGGGTCAACCAAAACATCGAATGGATCAAGGAAGTCAAGGCCGATCCGGTGTTTGGTGGGGCCAAGTATGACGCAAAACTTGCTGACGCTCAGTCTGCCGTCGCTTGGTTTGGGTCGAAATTGCCTGGGTATCAGGACTGGGTTAAGAAAGTCGGGAATCATCCCTTCCTCATCAAAGCCCATATGATCCTAGGTGAAGCAATGAAGGAAGACACGATTGCAAAGGCAACACTGACAACGGAGAAGGAGGGGAATTCGTTCTTCCCTGGATCCAAACGAGTTTAAAACCGAATTCCATTTGCCGGATAAATACCGGCCCTGGAGGATAGAATGACTACGCTTAGCGTTGAAAACCCCACGCTTCTCGACTTTGCGCGAGAGCTTGGGCCTGATGGCAAGATCATCACTGACATTGCGGAAGTTCTCACCTTGCAGAATCCAATTCTGCAAGACATGACTGTTACCGAAGGGAACATGACCACTGGTCACAAGTTCCTCATGCGGACTGGCGTGGCTCTTCCCACTTGGATGAAGATTAACGGGTATATCAACCCTACCAAGTCGACGAGCATCCCTGTCCAGCAGTCTTGCGGACACCTCGCCCAGATGTGCGAGATTGATCCAGAGCTTGCAGACCTTGGCGGGAATCGAGCCGCTTTCGTGAAAAACCAAGAAGTCGGCGCGATGCAAGGTATGACTGACGAAATGGCTCAGACCTTGTTCAGCGGGAATGAATCCACTGAGCCTGAAGCTTTTACCGGGTTTGGCCCCTACTACAACTTGAGTACAGGGAATGAGAATTCTGTCAACGTCATCAAGTCGGATGATGCTGCGACTACGAATTCTGATATCTACCTGGCAAAGTGGGGTCCATGGCTCCACGGGTTCTTCCCGAAGGGCACCCGCGCGGGTCTCGAATACCAGGATATGGGTATTCAGCTCGTGACCAATTCTTCTGGTGCAAAGGCCAGGCGGCTTGTGTCTACTTTTGATTGGCGGCTTGGCTTGGCCATCGAAGATTGGCGTTACGCCGCCCGTGCCCACTTCGGCTACACGCTGGCTGATACTTACCTTTCCGCTGGAACGGGTAAGAGCATCATCGAAATGATGATCCAGCTTGAAGAGCGTATGCCTACTGGCCCTGGCCGCCCCGTGTTCTACATGAGCCGTAAGGGCATGGAGTATCTACGGATGCAGATCCTCAAGAAGGTTGGGAACAACCTGACTTATGAAACCGTGGCGGGTAAGCCTGTGACCATGTTCGACGGCATCCCTGTCGTTCGGACCGATGCCATTCTTGATAACCAGTCCGCCTTGACGGCCTAACCCACACCAAGAAAAGGAGAAATAACATGGCTTACCTTGATGAATTTGCTGAGTTCTGCGACGATACCACCATTACGGCGACCGTCACCAATGCTCTTGTTGGAGATGTGGTAGATCTTGGCACTGCGAGTCTGAACCTTGGGACCACTGATATTTGGTTTGTGGCCAAGATTGGGACTGCTGTGACCAGTAACAGCACGGGCACGATCACACTCACACTGTTGTCTGATTCCACTGCGAATCTTGCGACTAGTGCAACTACCCATTTCACGGCTTCGGCGGTGAAGGGGACCTTGGTTGCTGGATATAAGTGGATTGCGGTCAAGCTTCCCGCAGGAACCTATGAACGGTATCTGGGCATCTTCTGCCAGTCCGATTCGGTTCTTTTGGGTGGGACGCTTAATGCGTATCTGACCTTGGTCGAACCCATGTGGCAGGCTTACCCTGACGCGCTGTAAATGATTAACCCGGGGCTGGCTATGTGGCTGGCCCCGGCCCTTTCTTTGGAGAACACATGAAAGAAGTCATTGCAAGTGAACGTGGCATTTGGAAGGATATCCGACGCGCGAAGGACTCAACGTTTTGGGTTGAAGATGACGTGGTGGCGACATGGTTCCATGAACTTGCCCCTGGAACAGTGGTAGAACCAAAGCAATCTGTGCCCGAGCCTGAAATGACATATGGGCAATTAGGGCAGAAGCCGGTGAGTTTGGCCGAAGCCCTTACTAAGAAAGGCCCAGGTCGCCCCAAGAAAGAAGAAGGCCGCAAGATGGATGTAATCACCTAGGGGATCCCGTGAAAATCGTTTGCTGCTGCGCAACCGAAGACCGCCCGGAGTTCATTCCGTGGCTGGTGTGGAATTTCCAAAAGCAGACGCATGCGGATAAAGAGCTCCTGATTATTGACACTGGAGAGACAGCGTGGAGCCGTGTAGGGCTAGAAGGCATCCCGGGTATCAAGGTGATCCACCGCGAACACGGGATGAGGCTACCAACTAAGGCTAACTTGGCCGTAGGGCTTGCCGATGGAGACGCCATCGCGTTTATGGACGATGATGATTGGCAGGCTCCGAACCGGCTGGAGCTGCTGGCGGGGAAGCTTACGCCTGGGGTGGATATGGTCGGGACTCACTGTGGAGCGTGGATAAACCTGCGGAAGCGGGTTATCGTTGAGCATCGATCGCCCATGATGATCTTCAACTCTTGCCTAGTCCGGGCGAATGCCGCGAAGTCGGTTCAGTTTGATGAGTCAATTTTAAAGACATCAGATACCAAGTGGATGCGGGAATTATTGGCCAAATCCAAATCGATGATGATTCCGGATCGGCTTCATGCTTGGGTATGCCACGAGTCAAACATATGCAACCCAGTGGATTCGCGGCGATGGGATAAGGCTCGGGATGTTCAGGATGTTCTTGGGTCAGAGACGACTTACGCCTTGAGATCCATCAGTGAAAGATTGGAGAACCGGAATGTCCACACTGTATGACATCTACAATCTAGCGCTGGCTCGCGTGAAGTCAAACAAGTTGCTTTACGATGGCGGCCCGTCAGAGATGGCGAAAGAGGCAGAGTTATGCGCCTTATTCTATCCCATCGCGAGAGATGCCGTCTTGGAGTCAGCTTACTGGGATTTTACTACCCGCAGATCGGTCTTGACCCTTTGGGGGACTGAAAATGGGGCAGGAACCCGTGCTGATCCTAAGAGCCCAACCAATTGGGCATTCAGTTATCTTGCCCCTTACGATATGCTTAAAGCTAAAGATATAGTTGGTTACAGAAACCCAACTCTTCAGCAGCGGATCCCATTTGAGGTTGTATCGGAAGAATGGGAAGAGACCTCTCCTCCATTGGCCATGAAGGTGATTTGCACAGATCAGGAAGACGCCGAGCTTATCTATACAGCACTCATTGATGAGGTTCTGTTCTTCACGCCGCTATTTGTTTCCGCTGTGGCGTGGGCAATGGCGATCGAGTTGAATATGGCCCTGTCGAAAGGGTTGAATGATAGCACCCTTCGCGCATCATTGCAGCTTGATATAAATCGCGCAGTGGCCTCAAATTATGGCGAGGGAAGGTCGGATGTTCCAAACGATTCTCCATTTGTGACGGATTACCGATGACCAGTATCCAGCAGGCATCCATGACTGGGGGGGAATTATCCCCATCACTACAAGGCCGAACGGACCTAGCCCGTTATTTCACGAGCATGAAGACCCTTCGGAATTGGCAGGTGGATCCGCACGGGGGGATATTCAACAGGCCGGGAACGAAATTCATTGGTACAGGCAAGACGGCTGCGGATAGGGTCAGACTAATCACGTTTTCCTTTTCCTCCAGCCAATCCTATGCCCTAGAATTAGGCGATTGTTACGCAAGAGTCATAAAAGATGGGGCGTATGTGGCTTATGCGACCAGAACTGTATGGGAAACAAGTCACCTTTATGCCGTGGGCGTAGACGTTTCGAACTCAGCATCTACGTATAAATGTCTTGTGGAGCATACCTCTGGCACATTCGCGACTGATCTAGCAGCGGGGAAGTGGGTGCTCATCGGTGCCGTGGGAGCGGTTGTTGAAGTGGTAACGCCGTGGTCGCTGGCGGATCTGCCCTATCTAAACAAGACTCAATCCGCAGACGTTATGACCCTGGATTGTCCCGGACATCCTCCCTATCGAATCTCCCGCCTTGACCATGACGAATGGATAGTTGAAGCGGAAGACCATAAGAAAGGGCCTTTTCAGCCGCTTAACACGGATGAGACAAGCACAGTAACGGCAAGCGCTGCCACGGGGACGGTGACCCTTACAGCATCCAAACCAATTTTCACGGCTGATCGGGTTGGGAAATACTTCTACATGGAGATAGGCAATTATGGCACTCCATGGGAAGTCAACCGGCCTGTCGTAGCTAACCAGATCTGCATGGCTGGGGGTCGGTATTACCTATCGTCCCAAGCGGGGAACACGGGGACCAACCGGCCAACCCATTATTCTGGATCGGTAAGTGATGGACAAATTAAGTGGACATTCTTGCACGAGGGATCTGGTATCTGCTTGGTAAATTCTGTCAGCAGCACAGGCCTGACGGCTTCGGCAACCGTAGTAGATCGACTCCCTGATGGAGGGGTTAGCACTAAAATCTACAGCAGCGCGAATCCTGTAGCTGTCACGGATAATCTTGGTGGAACTGAGGGTTACGGGGCGCTCCCCATCAGACTGACATTCACCTATCCCCACGGTTTCGATACTGGAGACACGCTTGGCGTCTGGTTCTGGTTCCAGGAACAGTACAGAAAAAATCTATTCTTCCAGTATTTGGTTGCAACATCGGTTTCCACTACAGTTATCGATTTCAATTCGATTGGGTTCTTTGGTAATTACAACCATGTGTGTAGTGAACTTTCCGTAGAGGAAATGCAGTCAAACGGCGTAGATGATACCTACAAGTGGGCTTGGCAGGAATGGGATGAGACGCGAGGTTACCCGGTGGCAACCTGCTATTACCAACAGCGCTTGGTTCACGCGGGGACATTGAGTAAGCCTCAGACCCCATGGTTAAGCCGAAGTGCGGATATCCTGAACTTCAAGCACCCGAATCCGTTGATGCTCTATGATGATGATGCGATGACCCAGGATCTCTTGGTATCATCGGTAAATGGCCAGCAAGCGAACGTTATCCGGCATGTTGTAGGGGCCGAGAAACTTGTAATCTTCATGGCTTCCTGCATTGTTGCCTTCGGGAATGGCAGTGGGGAACCCTTAACCCCGGGTGGGAACTGGACTCCGGATGTGCAGGGCGCCTTTGGATCCTCTACCCTTGCCCCTATCGCGGTAGGGGATGATTTGGTTTTCGTGACAGACAAAGGCGGGACAGTTCGGAACCTTGTATTAGCCCCTGGCACGGCAAAATATACCGGGCAAGATCTTTGCGTGGCAGCTTCTCACTTGCTGGAGGGGCACCAGATTGAAGAGTGGTGCTACCAGGATGTTCCAAACAAGACGGTATGGATGGTTAGGGATGATGGGATTCTTCTTGGGCTTACCTACCTAAAAGAGCAGGAAGTCTTGGCGTGGCATCGGCACGATACTGGATATTCCTACACTTTGAACGGAGTCGCGTGCAGTGATGAATTCGAATCGTGTTGTGTGGTTTCTGAGGCGAATGAAGATGCCGTGTATTTCTCGGTAAAACGATGGAAAGCCGTCGGGACCAGCGCCCCAACTGCCATCCGATGTATCGAACGGATGCAAAAATGGATCTGTGACCCCTTGGAGGATGCATTTTTTGTTGATTCTGGGCTTACGTATGACGGTGCTCCGGCAACAGTGATTTCTGGCCTATCACATTTACAGGGAAGAACGGTGTCCGTTCTTGCTGATGGGATGGTTCGCGCTCAAGTGGTCGTCACGTCTGCGGGGACAATCACGATAACGTCAGCATCGGTAGTCCAAGCGGGACTTCCTATCCAAAGCGATGCCGAGACCTTAGCGATTGCGACAATGGGCAGTGAAACGCTTGTAGATAAGAAGAAGATTATTCCTTCCGTAAGCCTTAAATTGCTCAACTCTGGCCCGTTTCAGGCTGGCCGGAATATAGCGGATCTGCGTCCAGCTTTCAGCAATACCGCTCCAACCGGGGAAAGTGCGGATGACCTTTATACCGGATTGCAAGAGGTATCAATTTCGACAAAATGGGAAGAGGCTGGAACGGTTTTCATCCGTCAAGATGATCCCCTCCCGACGAAGATCCTTTCGATTACTCCTAAAGTTCAGGTAGGTGGATAATGGATGAATTCGTTCCTGCAACCCTCGATCATGCTAAGACGGTAGCCGCTAAGGCGCGCGGGGCGGACGTGGATGAACTCTGGGCTTGCGCGAAATACACGCCCCTGGGATGCCTGGAGCTAGGCCTTGAGATCTCCCCTGAATCCTGGGCGTGGCTATGGGATGGGGAACCGGTATGCGTGTTCGGCGTCTCTGCCGCTTCGGTGCTAGTAAGTTCCGGTGCGCCGTGGATGGTTGGGACGGAAGAAATCGACAAACACCCATTCCGGTTTTTGCGCCACGGACGGGATGTGATACAACACATGTTGAGCCAATACGAAAATTTAGAGAATTACGTGGACGCGCGGAACACAATGGCGGTAAAATGGCTGAAGTGGCTGGGGTTTACGATTCATCCACCTGAACCTTACGGGGTGTTTGGAATGCCGTTTCACAAGTTCACACTGAAACGAGGTGCATGATGTGCATGGTTGCCGCAATCCCTTACGTGCTAACGGGGCTATCCACAGCAGCTTCGATGTATGCCCAGAACAAGCAGACCCAATATCAATCTGGCGTGAATCGGGCCAACATCGAAACAGTCAAGGCCAAGGAACTAGATACGCTCCGGCGTGGATCAATCGAAGAAGGTAAAGCAATCCAGAAAGCCGAACAAGCCGCAGGAACACAGCGGGCTATGATGGGCGCTACTGGGGCTCAGGTTGGTCAAGGATCATTCGGGGACATTCTGGCGCAGACCGCAACCGCTGGAGCACAGGACGCGGCCACAATCAAACTGAACGCCATGCGAAACGCTTGGGGATTCGGAGAACAAGCCAAAGAGATACAGGCCGAAGAAGAGATGCAGAAGTCGAAGAAGAAATTCGGGATGTTCGAATCCGCACTCACGGGGGCTTCCCGTGCGTATGGGATCTATTCATCCGCCAAGGGAAGGTAGGTTACACATGCCCATCAAGATCCCAACCTACCAAGCGCAAGAGACCATCAACCCGCTCCAGGGCGGGGGCATGCGCGTCCAGGCCGAACCTCAGGCGTTCGGTGTTGGGCTGGCTGACAAGATGGGGCAAGTTGGGATGCAAGTAAGCCAGGAGATCGTTAAGGCCCAGCAGGAAGCGAACGAGGAATTAGCGAAGGCTGCTTACAACCAGCATGACTTGGCGGTGACGGCGCTCGAAACAGAGGCTCTTTCCCAGAAGGGGGAGAACGTCTACAAGCAGGGTGAGGCCGGGGACCAACTCCTCAGCAAGGCATACCTGAAGAAATTCCAGGACACGACTCAACAGATTGAATCCACCCTCAAGAACGACCAGCAGAAGAAGCTATTCCGACAAGCGGCGGCGCAACGTGAAGTCCGTTTCGCGGGCCGGATGGGAGAGCACGAAGCCAAAGAGATGATCGGAGACCAGATCACCAAGGCTAACATGCAGATCGATACCCAGATGAGCGGCCTGTCTTCGGACCTCGCGAATGGGTTCACAACCGAGGCGGATCTCATGCCCAGGTTCGGCGGAATTGAAGACGCCGTGCAGAGGAAGGCGAAGTTGACTGGATTACCAGTGGAAGCCATCCGGAAAGACTCGTTTGAGAAGGCGAATGTTCTGGTTTTATCCAGTCTGATTAAAAGCAAGCAATTTGGCCAAGCGCGGGGATGGGCGTCGGACCACAAGGATTACATCGACCCAAAAACATTTGATCACTTCGATGCCATCATTAAAGAGGGGGAAGCGTTCAAACTATCTGGCGATAGGATTGGGAAGGTTATGGCCGAAGGGGGGACCGAATCAGACCAAGAGAAGAAACTCCGCGACATGTATGGGGAAGACAAGGACGGATTCCAAATGGCTCGGGCAGAACACCGGGATAGATGGAATCTTGCGGATAAGGAACGAGTGGTTCAGGAGGAATCCAGACTGGGGCGGCTGTGGGACATGCGGTTCCCCACACTGAAAGGCCAGAAGCCCATCAGCCTAGACGCCATTATGGAGACGCAAGAATGGCTAGAGCTTGACGGCAAACAGCGGAATGCACTTCGCGCACAATGGGAAGGCTACGCGAAAAGGAACCAGCGCGAAGGCGGGAGTGGTAGCGATTCGGATCGTGTTGATAGATACGCTAAATACAAAGAACTTACAGATGATGATGAGAAGCTTGCGAGTATGACGAGAGACCAGATAAAATCCTGGCAAGGCGAACTCGGCCCAACGCTTACCAACAAACTACAGGATGCAAGAGACCGGGCCGCTGCTGACGTGCAATCATTCAATCATGTTTCTTGGACCGATGTCCCATACCGCAAGATCATGAAGGAGTTCGGGTATAAAACAGAGGGAAAGATTTCAAAAGACGATGAAGCCAAGGTTGGTAAATTTCGGGAAGTTGTTGGGGATGTGGTAGCTATACGGCAAAAGGAAGAGAAACGGAAGTTACTCCCAGAAGAGGTATCAGATCTCGCCAGGGAGCAGCTCAAAAAAGTCAAGGTTTCAGGCGGGTGGTTCTTTGGCCTTGGCAGCACCGAGAAGTCAGCGTTTGAGGTCGCTACTCCAGGAGTCAACAGTGACCCGTATTACACCAAGGCGGCACAATGGCTGGTAGATCGTGATATCACACCGAATGAAAAGCGATTGCGAGAAGTGGCAAAGGCCTTGCGCCGAAGGGAAGGTAAATGATGCCCGATGAACTTGATTCCCTCTCAACTCAATACGAGCAAGAGGACGAGAAGGCATCGGCTTTGCGTGGGTCAATGACTGTTGCCGTTGATCGGAATCCGGACCAATATTCAAAAGCAATCGATATCAGCCGTAAGGTTGGGGTTTCACCTTCCGAGGTCGCAAAGGACCCATCCACTTACGAGGTTATGACCAGGAAAGATATCGATTATGGAAAGATGATCGAGGATAACCCTGGTTTTGCTGGCTGGATGATTGATCAAGACAATGCATCTGTTGCCCATGACGATATCCCCACTCTTCAAAAGATCGGAACAACCGCAAGAGATAGAGCGCTGAAGGCTGAGGAAGCGCGGGTAGCCGAAGACAATCGACGGCGGGGCGCTGGAGTCTATTCGGGCCTGGGCGCGACTGCTTTGGGCGGGGTTGGGACTCTTGCGTCCACGATCAAGGACGCCCAATCCGCAACGATCCGAGCAACGGTCGGGAAGATGTTTGGTCAAGGCGCAGTCGAAACGCTGGAAACCGTCGGCATGGTGAACCCTCTTCAGTGGGCTATCAATGGCCTAGACTTGGAGGGGAAGAAACTGACCGCATGGGCAAAGCCCTACGAGTATGAGACTGAGAACCTAGTGGTGAAGGACCCGGTAACGGGTGAAGAATTCCTAAACTTCGGAGCGGCAAACCCATCGAATCCCAAGGGGTTGATGAACGCAGCTAAGATCATCGCGGGGGAACTCGCTCCCACGGCTGCGACCATCGGCTTGGCTTACGTAACGGGCGGGGCGGGTGCGGCTGGAGCGGCGCCTAAGGTTGGCAGGCTGCTTGCCCTAGCCCCAAGAAACGGCCCATAC